ATCCGTGGGGACATGCGCCATTCTTCTAAGTTTTCGTCAGTAATCATCATTGGGGTTTTGATTGGCTTCTCGTCTTGCATCCTCTCGTAGTCATGCGGTTCGGTGTTTTTCGCACTGACGATATACCAAAGTTTGCCGTCACCACCAGATACGGCTATGCTTCCCAAAAATTCATGCAGTCTTTCAGATTGGATTTCATTACCAATTTTTACTGAAGTGTCAATTTTTTTATTTTTCATCAGAAAGCCTCGTCAAAATCCCATTCTGGTTCTGGCAATTTTTCAATTGCTTCGTACAGTTTATCTATTAGTTGCTGTGCTTGTGCTGTTATCTTTTTTGTTGTTCCCTTTTCGGCGCTTGTTGGGAGAACTTTTTCTAATAAATCTTTAATCTGGTTAATCTTAACCTCATCAATAACCCTTGAGCCGTTAAAATTTTCCAATAGGTAATTCAATGTTCCAGCCTCAGCAACACTTTCGTTCAGTATTGCAGAGCCGTAAGTTGATGTTTGACCAAGTACCTCCAAAACTTCACTTGGGTCAACTCCGCCAGTGCTTCTTGTTGTAAAATCAAAACCAAATTGTGCTGAAACGGCATCTTGTAGTTCTTTGACAAAAGAATCAAAATCTTGACCTAGCGCGTCAGATAGTGCTTTCTTCACATCGTCAGATGTTTCCATCCCATCTGGTCGCTTGAAGTTGCCACCCCACCTTCCGCTTTGCATTGAAGATAATAAATTCCTAAACAAAGACTGTTTTTCTCCTACCCCATCAAAATAACTTCCTTCCATGAGGAGGTCTTGCAATACCGATACCGAATCTTCTCTGTTAGTATTCTTTACATGAATTGCCTGATAGTTTACGAATGAGGCAAATCTTTCAGGGTAGTCATTGTATTTTTGTCCAGATCGTACTCTTTCCATTTTTTTAAGTTCTTCTATTGGGGTGGCTGGATCAATTCCTTCGTTCTTTGCAAAAACTAACCCCAAATAACTATCCCCAATATTAGGACCAGCAGATAGTAATTGGTCAAGCATTGGCGGACTTCCAGCACCAATTTCAAAACCTAAATTTCTAGCAGTTTGGTCATAATGCACAAGATGTAGTGCCTCGTGAACTGCAATTGTCAATTGGTTTGAGTCTGTTCCTTTTATTCTTGCAACATTTGGCAACATATCTCCGTCTTCTAAATTCTCTGCGCCAATTGTAGAATCAGCAAATAAAGCAGTAGGTGACATTTCGGTCAACATGTATATTCTTCCATCTTGGGTTGTTCTTCTCCCTGCGTATCCACCCCTAGCAATTGCAAATTCTGGTGTTTCAATACCAAGTGAAAATTTCCCCCTAAGCATTGGATATTTTTTTTGCATATCATCAATACCCTGTAGTATCTGTGCGTAGTTTTTTATCATGATTTTTCTAAGTTCTTGGGCGCCCTCTGGGGTTTTGAGTTTTTCTATAACTTCGTCAAATTCGTCTAATCTTTTTTGTATCATTCTGATCTTTAGTGGATCGGTTTCTGCGTCAAGCATTTTCACATAAATATCTCTTTGATCATTTTCTTCGTTCAGCATGTAGGCAATCGCGTCGTCAATTTTTTGTGCCGTAGTTTTTTCTGTTGGGACTAGTTCCATTTTTTTCTCAATCGCATCAATATCAGACTCTGTTAAATCTCCAAGTTGACTAGGTCGGTATTCTGCAACAAATGAGTCAAATGCTTCTGCCGCATCAATATTAAATTGTTCAGGATCAAAAGTGACCGCAACCAGCCCTTCTGCTTCCCTTGCACTAACAAGTGGTGCTCCTTCTGCGTCTAGAGCGAATGGGTTGACACCAGCAGTATCTTCACCAAACTCGCTGAGTATTTCTCCATCGGCAAGGTCTGGCGTGGGTATGTCTAGATCAAGAGCAAAACTGTCAAGTTGTGATACTGGATCTTGCGGTGTGTAATCTGGGTTGGGGAACAGGGCATCTGCAACTTCTGTCGCAGATTTACTTTGCAGTTCTTTAATGCGACCAACAAGTGCGTCAATATCTGATTTTGACCTTGTGTCTTCATAGGTTGGATCCCAACCTGTTGGATTAGCGGGGATTATATTTCCATTAGCCATTGCATCTAATGTGTTTTGTGTTGAATACTTATCATCACTTGGTGGATACTTGTCGCTCATATCTTGAAGAATCTTTTTAAGTTTTTCCCCAAGCGCATCTGCATCTATTTCGCGAATATCGGCTAATGATTGTTCAAGTGCTTGAATTAGTTCTTCGCGATCTTTCTTTTTGTCAGGACTGGCATGCCTTTCAAAAAATGAATTAAGTGTTTCAAGGATTAGATTCCCTCTTTGCATACCTGCCGTATTACTATTGAGTCCTCCGTCTTCATTAAAGATGGGCAAAGTTTTATTATGAATAGAATTCCCGTGGTCAATTGGAGCAATTACTATATTCTCCCCATCATCCACCTTTAGGTAGTTGTGACCGTGCCTATCGGTATTCCCCAACACCAGATCAAGAAGGACTGCGTGGGTCATTGAATCAACGGATGCATCTTTTCCTGCTTCTCTTTTGTCATAATCGTAACCAACAGATATTTCACCTTCATATTTGTTGTGGATCAACTCTGTTACAATTCCGATACGGCCATCCATGTTCCTTACTGCACGCATGGAACTTGCTGGGTAACCAAATTCCTCAAGAACAGATGCACTCAAAATTTCTGCACTCAATTCTGTCACTGGTGCAAAACTCATGTACTTAACACCGATCATCTGACCAGTTTTAGTATCAATGAACCGAGCCATTCCGTGGACACCGCCACCATAGCCAGCCTCTTTAAATCTTCCACCACCATCACCAGAAATCACATTTTTCAAAATTGCATTCATCAAAAATTCATCTGGTATTTGACTCAAATCTGCACCATCAGCCACGGCACTCACTGCATCGTCAGCATTTGTTATCCCAAGTGAATCATCAAACGCACCAATAGGAACATTGGATCCATCAGCATCTGGAATACCAAGATTCGCTGGCTTTTGATCAACCTTGTGTTTTGCAAGACGACCTTTCTTAAACCTAAAACCATCAACAAACCTCTGTACAGCATTTACTGCTTGCGCAGCCAGAGTCTCGGCACTTGGAATCAGACAGTTAGACATTTGCATGTCGGTAAATTGGTTTGCGTTCGGGGTGCCTGGAGGACAACGCAACTTGCCAGCAGAATCAACAATCACTCCAGCGGCGCGAGCAGCACGCATTCCAACCGACTGAAGTGCGTCATTGTCTTTTATCGTAGGTCCGAGAAATCCTTTGAATAAAAGGATGTTTTCGTGCACAGCAGAAACAGACTTCCTGTACCTCTGTACCCTCTCGTTTGCGTCAAAAGCACGAGACGATTTATACATCGTCTCCCCTTACTAGATCAGATCGTTGAGTTTTACGGAGTCTTCTTCTTCAGCAACATCGTCTTGCTTCTTGCGTACGCGCTTCTTCGGTTCTGAGGCAGTTTCTTCTTCAACAGCAACTTCTGCTACTGGTGTTTCAATTACTTCCTCTTTTACCTCAGCAACAACTTCAGTGACGACTTCTGCAACAGCCTCGGCTACAACTTCTGTTGCAACTTCTGGCTGTTCAACCTGACGGACGATGAATCCAGCGGCGTTTGGTTGGTTCTTCTTTTTCACTTTGATTCCTCCGAGTCAATACCAGTTTCAATGGTAAGAAGTTCAAACTCCATGAGATCGCTCAAGAATGATTTTGCTTCTTCTCCATCAAGGCTCTTGCCTTCTGATGTCCATTCTTCTGGAATCATGTCTTCTTTTCCGAGAGCCATTGCACGCTTCTTAATGTGTGCCATAGCCTTTTCTTTGTCTTTTGCGCGACCATAAGCCATGATTGCGTTCTTGAGATCCGTCTCGTCTGCGATTGGGTATGAACCATCGTCCATTGCCTCACCGCTCTGTGACATCTTCTCACGCTGATCATCACTGTATGCACGCTTCAAAGCGAGGTCTGCAACTTCTGCATCAATGTCTGATGCTTCTTCTGCGTCATACTCGTCGTAGCCAAGAACTTCGCCGTCAATGCCTACGAATACATCGTAAGACTTTCCGTCTTTGCCCTCAATCTCAACTGCGTATGCGTCGTAACCTTCAAACATGTCCGCATCAACAGAGACAACTTCACCCTCAATTGACTTGGTGGCAATTGTTGCGGCTTCACCGAACGAGATAACTTTCTCGCCAGGAACCGAAGCAACTTCACCGATCAACTCTTCATTGAGAAGGTGCCAGCCCATGCACTCGCCACTTGTTCCATCAAAGTAAGCCTCAATTGGCTTTCCATCTTTGCGCTGAACATCAACAACAAAAATGTCTGTCTCGTCTGCGTAACCCGAGTCAAGAACTTTTCCTGCGAACATGTCTTCTGCAATTCCTTCAACTTCAAGAAGTGATGGAAGATCGCCGTGTGGTTCGCAACCGCCTGGGCACTGTGCACAGATGTCTGAACCGCCAGCATAAACCTTGCGCTCAATTGCGCAAACAAAAGCCTGCTCATCGTAGTCAAGTGACTTAACGCCCATTGACTCCATGCGCTTTGCGCGTGCCTTCTTGCGACGCTTCATCATGCCTTCAAGTTCGTCCCACATCTTGTCTTCTTCGGCATCAAGCATTTCTGCATCTGCTGGAAGTTCGTCATCTTCAGGTGACATTGAAGCCATATCTTCTTCTGCTTCTTTTTCTTCGTCGTAGTCATCTGGATCGTCTTCGTCGTCCATTGCGTCATCAACACCCATGGCAGCCATTGGCATTGGCTTCTTTGGTGCCACTGGCATCATGCCCTTTTCATCGTCTGCCGAAACCCAACCATCTTCTTCGTTGCCTTCGTATTCAGACTTAATTGCAAGTGCAGGTGCTCCGCACTTACCGCAAGTCTTCGCGCCTGGCTTGTAGCCGCACTCTGACATCTCTAGACCTTTTGCACATTTAATTGTGCCGTCAGCCATTAGTTCTACTGTTGGTGTCTTAGCCATGTTGTTTGACTCCTTGTAGTGCATCGCCTTGACGAGACACCCTGTTGGATTAGGGCAACCAGCACAGGGTTTCATGCGTTTTTCGCCCGAAACCATGCACTGATATTTTGCTGATTTTTGTGGTAAACCTGTATTAGAAGTATAACTCATATTAGTGTTTCTGTTCTGCTATCACTGCAACGATGCAACTGTAAATTATTTAAGCATTTTCAATAACATCAATAACAGATGTCAATGCCTCAATTGCATCATCGTGGTGGTAACCGAGATCGTAGAGTTCTACTCCATCTTCATTGGCAAGTGCTTCAATGCCGTAGTAGTCAAGAACAGGGTCAAGAAGCGACTTAATTTCGTAGACCGACATATAGTCAGACTGAACTACGAAAAGACCGTCTTTTTGCTCTTGTTCCATGCCACCAGAGTTAATGACCTCTTCAAGCATTCTGTATGCATCACGCAATTTGTTCATATTTCGGGTGCTGAGAACTCGTCCAGCCTTAACCTCAATATCTTCATCAAGTTGCTTCATCATTCCAGAAAGAGCAGAAACGATTGAAGCGATCATTGCATTATGACCTTCACCGCCTCCACCACAACCGCAGTCATCTTTGTCGCCACGGGTGAATGGCTTTTCAACGACTTCATCGTCATCATCTTCGCCTTCCATGACCCAGTTATCGTCGCCAGTCATGTAAGAGACGAATTCTGGCTCGTCATCCATAAACTTACGGAGTGCCATGTAAGCCATTTCATTGGCTTTTTCTTCGTCATCAGTCTCAAAGTCTGGCTCTGATTGGTTCTCTGACTCAAGACGCTCGGCGAACTGCTCCATCATCTGCATGTTCTTCTCGTCATCACCAGTGTCTGCAAGCAGATACTTGAGTTCATCAGCCGAAAGGGTCAAGAGTGATTTGCCGTCTCCGAGTCGTGCAAGACGCTCATTCCACTGCGAATCGCTCCAGACTGAACCGTCTCTAATGCCCTTGAGTTTCTTGCGACAGTTCTTCATGCCTGGGTGGTGGCAACCTTCGTTCGGCCAGAGACCAGTTGTTTCGTGATGTAGCCAAGCGCAAATATTGCTCAATGGATAAAGTTCTGGATGGTTGGCGAGGATTACTCGGCAACGACGGAATCCGCCTGGCTTCTTCATGATTGGACGCCAGTAGCGGAGAAGTTTCTCAAGGTTGCCACGGCGAGGACCGTATCCACGGGTCTGTGCTGTAATAATTTCTTGAGGAATAATCCCGCCCAGTGGGTCAGCCTTTTCTGGCGACTTTGGCTTTACGCCGAAAGGAATTTGTGGATCTTCATCCATTCCGTAGCGATCTTCGTAACGGCGTTCAGCATCAGAACCACTTGGGACATTGTCGTTGTTCATGTTCAAATAAACCGTTTGTGGCTTAACCCTTGTTGGGTCACCAAACATGAATTCGCCATTCTCAAAATGATAAGAAACACGCAATGTCATCTGACCCTTTTCACCACGGTGATCAAATACAACGCTATTAGCGTCTGACTCACGAACACGGACAGCACCACCAAAGCGCTTTGAAAGAGCGTAAGGGAGATTTGCCTGACGACCCATCTTTGGGTTCCGCGCTTGCACGCCATCATCTTCGCCATATCCTTCGCCTTTTTTCCGTAAAGCGTTAGAGGTCGGTGGTTGGCTTGCTCGTCGGAGTCTTGCAGTATTTTGCGCAAGAATTCGTTCACGGGCTACTTGACCCGCTGAACGGTCAACGCTGTCAGGGCGACGACGATCATTTGCACCTGTTCTTGTGTCAGGACCATATGACTGAAGCGTGCCATCACGCTGTTCTCTTAGGTATTCACTATCCTTTGGCGGTCGTCCAGCGCGATCCTGCAACCGCCCGTCAGCGCCTTCTGTAATGTATCCAGGCTTGTATTCAGTCCGACTAGCCCTATCAGCCGAATCGGGTTTTCTATTTGGGGCTGAACGGTCTGTTCTGTCAGCACCCCTACGGTCATCTGCACCAGTTGGTCGTGTGTCACGGCGTCCAACTCCTGCACGGACTGGTTGATCTCCGCCCGTTGAAGGAATTGGGCGACCAACTTGTCCTACACCTGCGCGTACTGGCTGATCCCCACCAGTTGATTGACGGTCAGGGCGAGTTCCAACACCTGCGCGTACTGGCTGGTCACCACCTGTTGAGTTACCTACACCACGGTTCGCTTGAACTCGTTGTGCGGAATCGCCCATTCGGTTCGGTGCCGAACGGTCTGTTCTGTCAGCACCCCTACGGTCATCTGCGCTCGTTGGTCTGCGTGAATCAGTCTGTCCACGGCGAGTAGCAGCGTCTGTTGCCTGTGGTGTTCCGCGATTAGCAGCGACTCGTTCTGCTGAGTCAATTCGTCGTGCTGGTGGTGAATTGTCAATACGATCTGCTGGCTTGCGATCAGCGGCAGATGATCGTGCGGCTTGACCAGCAAGACGGTCGGATTGTGCTTGGTTACGGCGTGCGCGTGTTGCATCAGTATTCGCACGACCGATTTCAGCCTGTGCTTGTGCTCCACGACCAACTGTCTGCTTGTCAAATGCGGCACGGGCACGGGCGCGTGCATTGCGTTCTGCTTCAGAGCGGTCTTCCACTCGGGCGTTTGGTTTGATTCCTTGTGCGCGAAGTTGACCACGAACAAAGCGACGACGCTCTTGCTCGTATTTTCCGCCAGCAGCACTTTGACGCTTATATGGAACTCGTTGCTCCTGTGGGGTGCCGTCAAAGATCATTCCGTCACCATCACTGTCAACGACGTCCATTGAACCTTGCGCAGTTGCGCCTGGTGCTCCAGTGCGTTGACCAACAGTTCCTGCTTGCTGACCAACAGTTGCTTTTGTTCCCATTTCGTCCGCCTTGATTGAAATTGTTCCAGTCAACTGGTTTGCACCATGGAGAACTGGAGATACTTCGTAAAGTTCAACTGACTTCAAGATGTTTGCTTGGCGCTGTGGATCAAAGTCGGCATCAAGTGTCTTGTAGCCGATTGACCACTCTTGCTCTTCGCCAAAGAACGAAACATCAGCGAAAGCCTGACGACCACGCTCTGATTTCAAGTTGAACTGAACGCGTGCATAGACACCGCCAATTCCAGCACGCTTCATCTTCATTGGAAGGCGTGGGTCAGATGCTGGGACTTCATAAATCTCAAGAACTTTGCCGATTGGCTCATTCCAGTTGTGACCCCAGACAACGCGTGGCTTGCGACGCTTTAGGCTTTCATTAAATGCGCCAGATACGATGATGTCACCAACGGAGTCCTTGTTGCCAATACCTGCAACAAAAGCCTCAACAATTCCAAGCGCTTCGTCAATGGTTACTTGACCTTGTAGCGCCTTATATTCTTGTGCGTCATCATATTGTGTTGGCATTTTTGCTCCTTGGGTATATACAACAATAAACTATTGTTGTCTCCAAAAATGCAACACTTTCAGTAAAGTCAATATGTTTTACTGAAAATCAATCAAACCTAAACCTCAGACGACAGCGACAATTAAATGTCAGTGCTGGTGGCGCGAGTGGGTCGCCAGGAAACCTGAGTGCAATGCCATCAACCATGAATCCGTCGCCAAAATCAACAGTCTTTCCCTCAAGGAATTTGTGCGTGTTTCGTACTCGCGAGTCTTTTCTGGTCAACCATGTCTTAGTTACTCCAGCGTCAAGGCTCTTGCCTGCCATGAATACTCCTGCGTTGTATGAAGTTTGCGCTTCATGTTCAGCCATTGCACGGCGTCGTTTGGAAAGAAGGTTTACGAAAATTGCGATCAAAGCAGCCCGTAGAAGGAGTGACTTTTCTTCTTCTTCGCCAACCGCAAGGGCAACGAGCACAGCGGCAGATATTTCCTCAAGGGTTGATTGGTTTGCTTGTTGCATGCGAGCCAACTGCTCTGCGGCAAACTTCTGCATTTCTTCCTCGTCTATTTGGGCAGGAAGACTTGAGCGAGATGAAACATATTCCTTAGCCTCGGTGTAAATGGAGGTAATAATTGGGGTTAGGTCGTCTGCTAGTTGCTTATCCCAAATCTCTTTATCAAAGATCATTTCGGCGGTAAGTATTCCAGACGAAAGAGCCTTCATCCCTCGTTTGCCAAAAGCCTTCTCTAGAACAACTCGTTGCTGTCTCTCAAAGACTCTTTCTAGTGCACGATCCATTATTTCTGTCCACCTATCGGTGTCAGAGTCCGCTTTTGTCTCAACTTCTTCTAAAAACTTGCGTTGCATTTGATGTTGGATTTCCTCAAATGCTGAAAGTTGCTGGTCTGGAGTCATCGCTCCAGTTTGCGGAGATGTTGCTTCTGGAACTTCAATTGGTGTTGGTGGTGCTGGCTGTGGCATTTCGGGAGCGCCAGGAACTGGAGGTAATCCACCAGGAACTGCGTTCGGATCTGCTGGAGCACTTTGATCAACACCTGCCATATCAACGGGCATTTGTTCTTCAGGCTTGAATGGCTTTTCGGTGTTAGCGATTGGCGTGAGGTTTGGATTAGAGAGAAGCGAGTCAGCAAGTTCTGATTCAACTTTCTTTCTTCCAGACGCTGTTCGGTATTCATTCAAACTAATCAGACCCTGTTGGAATTCGTCCATCACATAGCGTTCACGCTCTTGCTTGGCAAGAATAAGAATTGGAATGTCGTTGGTATCAAAGTCAACATAATACTTATCGTCAAGTTCATCAAAAGCGCGAGCAAGAGTATGTAAGTGAGGAGCCATTGTCTCCATCCAAAAAACTCTGATCTCTTCGCTTGCGTTACTGAAAGTTCTTCCAGAAGCATTACCAATTACCGACTCTGGAACACCAAACGCTGCGAATATTTCATTCTTCTGAATCTCTCGCATTTGCACATAAGCGGCATCGCGAGGTGATGCAGATGTATCAACATAATCAACGCCATCGCTTGACGCAATAACTGTTGTAGATCCAGCACGCGAAAGATTTCCACGGAACCTGCTCTTTAACTCTTGCTTGTCATCATCTTCCATTTCACCACGGACTACTAGTAATCCGCCTGGGCGACCATCGTTGAGAAGGTAGTTTCGGTTATAAATCTTTGCAAGGTTTTCTAATTCAATTGCAATTCCTGCTGATTCCATTGGCGTCATTGAAAGGTATGGATCAAGCGGGTGTGGTCGGCGAATCCAGCAAACATCATCTGGCTTAAGCGTGAACTTTGTTCCGTTACGCATATCTACTTCGTATCCCGAAATAAATTTCTTCGGATCTGGGATTGGCGCAGTGTGTTGCGGTGGGAGAATTTGAAGAGCGATTATGCTTCCGTCACGACCTCGCACTTTTTCAATAAAGACACCACGGGTGCTCATTAAGAGTTGAGCAGAAACCCTGTATCTAAAAGCAAAAGAGTTTTCGCCATCGTTTGATTTAGAGTTAAAAATCTCAAGTAGTGGTTTATTTGCCTTGGTTAGTTCTCCACGCTGATCGTTGTCTTTACGGAGAATAACTGGAAGGCGTGCTTGGTTTCCTGCGATTGCATCTATGCAACGGAATACCCAAGTAACTCTTTGCATTCCCTCGCGGTATGCACGCTCAATGTCCCAGCCATCTTTGTATGGTTTTCCTGCGCGTGCCGCGTCAAAAGCAACTGGGGCGCCTGGGTTTGACATGGCTTTTTCTGAGCCATTCTGCAAACTTTTATTTGAACCGCTATTCCACGCCATTATTCAGACCCCAACAGGTAACCATAGATACCGCAAGTAATACCACCGACTATGAATCCTGCTGGGAAAAACATGAGACCAGAGCCGAGAGTTGTACCTACCACGAATAAAACCATCAAACAGTTCGCAAGGTTGCTTCTTGTCCCAAATTTTTTTATTTTCTGGAAAATATCCATTCAGACCATCACCTTAGCAAATGAGAGACCTAATAAATACTACATTATGTATGTACCTATTTTTGCGGAGACACATGGCTGACTGGAAACAAATTTATGATTACCTTCAACCGAAGGAACCTTTGTTTTGTCCAGAGGAACCATCCATCACTCAAAAAGTCTTTTTGAGATCATACGCTATTGAAGGACTCTTCGGTGGAGCAGCGGGTGGAGGAAAATCCTCCGCTTTGCTTATGTCCGCATTGCAGTATGTGGATGTACCTAATTACTCAGCAATTCTGTTCCGCCGTACCTACGCTGACTTAGCCCTACCTGGTGCTTTGATGGACCGTTTTCGTAGTTGGATATCTAATTATGATGATGTCCACTGGAACGCTAATAGTTATGTGGCTACATTTCCATCTGGCGCTCGTATTTCGTTTGGTTATTTAAATAACACAAATGACTATTTACGATATAAAGGTTCTGAATTTCAATTCATTGGGATGGACGAGGTCACAGAAATCAGGGAAAGTGACTACCGATATATGTTCTCCCGTTTGCGCAGACCAGCAAGCGGACCTTTGTCAAAAGTCCCTTTGAGGATGAGATCAGCATCAAACCCAGCACCCAATTGGGTTCGGCAACGATTTATCGTTGAGGGCAAGCAGGAGAGCCGAGTTTTCGTACCGTCCTTTTTGACGGATAACCCAGGAATTGATGCAGAATCCTACCGACAGGCTCTTTCCGCGCTTGACCCGATTGAGCGTAGGCGCTTGGAAATGGGTGACTGGTGGGCAACCACTTTGGGCACATTATTTGACAGAACCGACTTTGTGATCATTGACCCGACCGATGTTCCTCAAATAACCAGTTCAGCCCGAGCCGTAAGGTTTTGGGACTTAGCGGCGACCGAGCCTCATTCTGGAAACTTGAACCCCGACTGGACGGTTGGGACGCTGATGCTTTTTGATCAGGGAATTGCCTATGTAATGGATGTCCGAAAGATTAGGGCTAAGTCGGACAAGGTTGAAGCCTTCATTTCCCAAACCGCCATGGAAGACGGCAAGGGTGTGGCGATACGAATGGAGCAAGAGCCAGGATCGTCGGGTAAGGCATTGATTGACCAGTACGCGAGGTATGTGGTTCCTGGTTGGGACTTGATGGGTATTCGTTCAACTGGCGACAAATTAACCCGAGCCAGACCCTTCGCAGCCGCTGTAGCCAATGGCAATGTTCGCCTAGTTCGTGCGTCATGGCTCTCTGACTGGCTTGACGAATTCTCATCATTTCCTGAAGCGTGTGACCACGACGACCAAGTTGACTCTGCGGTTGGGGCTTTTACATTTTTAACTGGTTTGGGGTTGCCTCAGAGGAGTAGAGCCACTATCATCGTCTGAACATATACCACTATTGCCCGAGGGGGTCAGATGAAAAAGCCAACAAAACTACAACTAAAACAAGCCTCAGAGCGCAGTCGGATCAAGATTTCTGACTGGGTTTGTGACGAAAGAATTGAAAAAGGACTGAGCCAAGAGGCACTTGCAAACATCGCAGGCGTTGACCGCAAGACAATCAACCGAATTGAAAACGGTCACTTTTCGCCAAGCATTGACACGATGGTGCGTATCGCTTTGGCACTCAACGCAGACATTCCTGAGTTGGTGTAATAATGAGTAATCCAGAATGGGAAAATTCTGAAAGGCTCAAGCCACTACTTGATTTCCGCAAGGCAATCATGGAGATTGACGCATTGTGTCTTGCGAACTTGGAAAGCGAAAACGAGCAAGACCTGTTTGACACGCTTGTTCTATTGCATTCCATCAAGGCTGACATTGGCGTAATCTTCAGTCAGTATTCAGCACTGTTTGCAGACAAGATTAAGAAAACAGAAGGCACTGCATCAAACGGTCAGGTCATTGAAAAGAAAGTGGCTTCAGAGCGAAAAGGCTGGAAGCACGAAGATTTGGCAAATGAAGTTTTGCGCAGACTGAACGAAATGTCTGTTGACATGGATACTGGTGAGGTAGTAATGTCCTCACATGAAATAGCAGTAAAACTTTTGGATTATGTACAACCGTCGTATTGGAGAGTAAAAGAACTTTCCAAGTTGGGCATTAATGCAGATCAATACTGCGAAGTCGGAGAACTTAAAACAAGCGTAATCGTAAGAAAGGCACAATAATGTCAGATATTTACCACTCACTTAGTGAACCATTTCCGCAGGAGATGGAAAAGCGTTTGAATAAGGGTGGGGCTAATCTCACCTATATTCCAATCAGCGAAGTAATCAACCGCATGAATAAGGTTCTCGGTGTAGAAAACTGGTCATTCAATGTCAAGACTTGGCAACAGGTTGGAACATCAATTGTTGCTCATGTCATTGTTCATGCAAAAATCAACGACACAATGGTCTCGCGAGACGGCGTTGGTGGACAAAAGATCAAGATGAGCAAACAGGGCGACCCTGTTGACATTGGCGATGAAGTCAAGGGTGCTGTTTCTGATGCTTTGAAGAAAGCAGTGCAAACACTTGGTGTTGGTCTTTACCTTGCACGAAGCGAGGAAGCAATTGAAATTGAGCAAGTAATGGACTCTTATATTTCCCCAGTACAAACTCAGTCAGTTGCCCCTGTTCAGTCCGAAAAGTACACGCAATTCAAGTCCTTGATTGATGGTCTCCCAGCAGAGGGGAAACAGCACATCAAGAATTTTTGGAATGAAATCTCTGGTGGTCGCAAGACTCCAAAGCCAACAGAATTCACAGATGGTGAACTTGATGCGTTGATTACTGAATGCATCGCGTTTAGTTTCAATGGATCTTCGGTTGTTTCTCAAAAAGAAGCAGTTAGCGCTCCAGCCCGCAGAGATCTGGAATAAATGCTAAAGGCTCCTGAGTACTTATCACCAAGTTCAATCTCAACATTCCATCAGTGTCCGCTGAAATATAAGTTTTCACGCATTGATGGGATGTCTGAGCCACCAACGGAACACACACTCTTAGGTAATTTTGTTCACGAAATCCTAGAGAACTTCTATGCTCTTGATCCAAACATGCGCACTATGGGGAATGCCCGTGGTATCGCTCATGAGGTTTGGGGTAAATATGCGGATGATGTTGCAAAAATACTCAGGTTTGACCAAGAACTTAAGTCTTTCCGCTGGCGTGCATGGTGGTGTGTTGAGAACTTGTTGAAAATTGAGTTGCCTGAGATGATGCATTTTGACGGTATAGAAACCGCCTTGGATCACGAAGTTGATGGGGTCAGGGTTAGGGGCTTTATTGACAGGTGGTCATTTAGTAATGACAAGATTGTCATTGGTGACTATAAGACTGGCAAGGTTCCTGCGCTCAAATATAGGGCTGACAAATTTGATCAACTCTTGATCTACGGGGTAATCCTGTCGGAAATATACGAAAAAGAGATTCAAACGGTTGAGTTGCTGTATCTCAAAGACGGCATTAAACTGACACTTGACCCGACCGCAGAGCAAATACAAAAGGTCAAAGACTTACTAACGGATACACGAAAACAAATAGACATACGATGCGAAAGCGAAGTTTTTGAACCTACTGTTAGCGCCCTGTGTGGATGGTGCCACTTTAAACCAATATGCCCTGAATGGAGTAAAAAATGAACGATGATGCTTTTGCACGACTAGTTGCTGAAGATGTTAAGAATAAGTCAACGCCACAACAGCAGGCTTATTTAAATTTGCCTGAGAACTGGATTAGGTGGCAGAAGGCTCTTGCCTTGCTGTCGGAGAACCTAGTCAAACAGATTGCTGGCATTCATGAGTTTGAGCGCGAGAAACTAAAAGAATACGAGTCGCTTGGCGATGAAGGTGTCCGCTTGATTGCTGAGACATCTGCAAGTTTTGACGAGCGTAGAGCAAAGATTGAGCGATTCAATTTCTATGTTCAGGAAAAATACGATGCGGTTTCACGGCTGATTGCCGTTGGTAGTTCAAATGTTGATGAACGAGTCAAGATGGTTGAATTCTTCAGACGAGCAATTGAGAAGCACAGAGCACTCATTGACGAGTACGAAATGGATCCAACAGCAATTGATTATGCGCTTTGGGACACCTTGGATGGGAAGTGGAACTTTGACACCATCACCGAGGAAAATGCGTTCGGTTCATTTTCAGACTAATATCTTGCTGTGACAAGACAACGGCTATTTCTTGATACATCATGCGTTGACGCGGCGCGTGAGCGCTTGCGCCATGTGTACGACACATTTGACACCGTCTGTATTCAATTTTCGGGTGGCAAAGACTCAACTGCTGTTCTTTATCTTGCAAAGGAAATCCACGAAGAGCGCGGTCTTGGAAAAGTAAAAGTAATTTTCCGAGATGAAGAAATGGTTAGTCCAACCGTTGTTGCTTTTGTTGAAAAAGTTCGCAACTATGACTGGGTTGATATGGAGTGGTACTGCCTTCCATCTGGTCAAGAAGTTTGGGTTTTGGGGCGTCGTGAGTATGTACTCCTTTGGTCTGGTCAGAGAAAAGAAGATGGCAGGCTCGTCAGGGATATGCCAGAGTGGGCTATCCGTGCAGAACATTTTGGATTAGACCCAAATAAACCTGCGCCAAAACTTGTGGACTATTACACGATGCAGGGCAAGCAGGGAAGAACCGCTTTTGTTACTGGCGTTAGAGCAAATGAATCAATGATCCGTTATCGCTCTTGTGTTCAGAAACTACACGAGAATTACATCGTTACCCCGTTCATGCTTTCAAAGTCAATACCTTTAAAGTTTGCAAAGGTAATTTATGACTGGACAACCGAAGATGTAATGAAGTTTATTATTGATGAGCACAAAGCAGAGTATTGCGAGTATTACGACTTGGCTGAATTAACAGGTAGCAACAGTCGCGTTGGAATCCCACTACACTCTGTGGCTATTCGCAGGATTGGTGATGTTGTTGTTACTGAGCCAGAATTCTACGATCAGTTGGTTAGGTGTTTCCCACAAATTGATGCACAGCGCAGATACTGGGCTGACTTTGATATTGAGAGTCTGATCTCTGGATATGCATCAGAAGGTTGGGACGGAGTAAAAGATTGTATTGACGATCACATGCTAACTCCAGGAATGCACCGCGATGCGATGAAGTTTGCATCTGAGTTCAGGAAGAAACGAGCAGTTGACCCGTACGGTTTTCCGATTGAGTACTTAGTGCGAACACTTCTGCTGAATGAGTTTCACCAATCAACTCCAACGCCAGTAGGACCAAAGACTCGCGCTCACACCATGAGAATGAAGGCAATTGAAGCGGGCGAGGATTACTAAATGGCTTTCAATACGAACAAACAGGAAGGCGGTTGGTGGGAATGAAAATCACTCAACTGATGGCTAAATCACTAAAGGCTCCCAAATGGGGCGCAACTAGCATCTTGAAGCCTGACAAGGCTTTGCTCCGTCTATCAATGGTTGAGTCTGGATGGTTGCAACCGCTTGTTGTGAGAATGAGCGACCTCACGATTATTGACGGGTATCACAGGTGGATGATTGCCCAAGAAGATGAGAAATTCATCAAACGCCACGGTGACTGGATTCCTGTTGTTTTCCATGATGTGGACGAAATTGACGCCATGGTTCTACACATTCGGCTCAACCGTTCCCGTGGAAATGTCAATTCGTATGCCTTGAGTAAATTAATCAAGAGAATCGTGTCATCGGGGAAATATAACGAAAATGATTTGAAAAATGTCCTTTTGATGCACGACGATGAGATAGACCTGCTTATGTCAAGCGGTCTATTGAAAATGAAGAACTGGAAACAGTATGAGTATTCCCGTGCTTGGGTTCCGATTGAGGTTCCAAAAGGCGAGGAAGTTGGAACTTCAATTATTGAGAGACCACCTAATAAAGACCGATAACTTATAAAACACATAAAAATGTGGTAATCTCGTTGAAGCCTTTATTTTCAGGGAGCATTGATGCCACGACCTCGTTTTACGGAAGATGTAGAGTTCCGCACAGGATTGGATTCAAGGGATCGCCTTGTCCGCAACGCACGCTTTGTTAAACGACCACGCGTCATTAATGGTCGTACCGTTCCAGGAAACGCCGCCTACTATCGCCGTCGTGAAGCAGAATTGCGTGCAGAGCGTCGTCAACAGCGAGCCGCTCTTGCTGGTGCTCGTTCAGCAGCCCGTCGCACCCGTGGTGCAGAACGAACAGCGAGCAACGCCGCTCGTACTGGACGAAACGCAGGCAACCCACGGACTGTTACGCCTCGGTCAACTGCTCCAAGTCGTACTCGTCGTGGTGGAGTTAGGGGTGCGCTTGCCCGTGTTGCTAGAGGCGCTGCTAACGCACTTCAACGACGACGCAACCGCCGTAGTTAATCGGAGATAAGCCATGTTGGTTTCTGTTTCAGATCTAGCAACCTATATGGACATCAAGTTTTCTAACAGGCAGGAAGATGCTGCCCAAATGGTTCTTGAAGGTCTACAAAGTGAACTTGAGGCTTACCTTCGTCGCCCCATAGAAGTTGCCTCATTCACTGAAGAATATGTTCTTGAATCAGATCATATTGGTCTTCCTTTGGGTTCAACAATCTTCAACGATTTTTATGCAACATCAGATGTTGACCCTGTTGGACTTGTTAGTTACGGAACTCCACCTCCAACTATTTATTTCAACAATTCACCAGTTGTTTCTGTGCAAAGCGTAACCGTAAGGAATTTGTCCGAGAATCTTCGGGTTCTTGGTGAGGCGATAAAAAGGACAGCCACTATTACTTCGGTAACTGTTGCTGGAACCACTGTTACATACACGGCTGCTAATCACGGTTTCACGGTAGGGCAAAACATTACGGTAACTGGTTTAAGTACTGCTTCTTTGAACCTTAAGTCAAATGTCATCACATCAGTTGCTACTAACACTTTTGCAGTCACACAGAGCGGTCTCACCGCAGGAACATTCGCTCAAACTGGAACATGCCTTGCGTCGGGTTTTGACTATACGGTACGAAAATTTGGAATTGACTTCTATCGCGGTTCTGCAAGCGACATAGTACAAGTTACATATACCGCTGGAATCGCTGGTGCAAATACACCGATGTTTAAACTTATGATCCTTCGCGCGGCTTCAAGAGAAGTACAGAATATGCACGACGATGTTGTTGGCATCAAAGATCTGTCTGCTCGTGAAGTAGCAATTGCTGAAGTTGGATTCTTGGAAAAAGAACTCATGGCTGTGAAACGGTGGCGCAGGAATAGGATTGCGTAATGGTCAGGATCAAAGTATCCGTTGACGCCAAGAAAGCAATTGACAGGATGAGCGATATGGAGAAGCGCTCAAGGGATTTCAGGGTCGTTCTTCGTTTTGCAAAAGCAGAATTAGCAAAAGCAAACAAGTTGAACTTTAACTCTCTTGGTCTTCCAGTTGGTGGTTGGTCTCCATTGCAACCAAGATATGCGTCATGGAAGGCAAGAGAATTCCCAGGCACCCCACCAATGATTGTGAGCGGAAAACTGTTTAGGAGTTTGACACAACTTGATGGTCCTGCAAACTCAATAGGTATGACAAAAGCAACTTTCGGAACAGATGTTGAGTACGCGAAATTCCATCAGTACGGAACGACTAAGATGGCAAAAAGAAAAATTGTTTATGAACCAGTGTTATTTGCTAAGAGTTTGGCAATCATTGCGGCTGGCTATGTAACAGATGGACGAGTAAGGATGTTTACATGACAACTCCAGTCACAGACCTAATGCATGGTGCTCAATGGGCTAAGTATTATGTCAACCAATACTTGACAAATGACATCCCAAACAGACTGAGCAAATACCGATCTGGCTGGAATCTTGACGACAGGGAACTACCAGACCCAGAGTTGTATCTAACCTACGAACCAATTGCGCTTGACCACTGGCCGACAATTATTACGGTCTGTATTTCAACTAATTCTTTTTCCCGCTACCTTCAGGGATCACAAGGCGACCCTCTTTATGGGGTGACCTACAGCATGCGTACATATGTCTGGACAAAAACAGAAGGTTCAGAGGCTGTAACAATAATGCGAGATAGGTTGACAACCGTTCTTCGCTCGGCAATTCTTGACAGACCGTGTCTAAATCGCCATGACTCTGTCTACGACACAGATGTAAAGATTGATGAATCCACACTAAGAGAAGAGTTTTCAGATTTAACACTCATTAAAGGTGACCGTGTATTAGCGGGCGCTTATTTAGGGTATGATTTAGTATTGAACGAAGTAATTTACAGGGATCAAATTGCGGCTCTTTCGCAAATAAACCTTGAGGATTACAACATACGCGACAATACGGAGACTTACTAATGAAACCAATTTTTGACGAAGACTTTGCTGGTGATTCTGGCTTGATTAAGGTTTGGAACAACACGCACGGCTATTTGGATGTTTCCGAAGAGGGTCATTTGCTTGAAGGTCAAAAAAGCGCTTGGGTTGAAGAGACCACAAAAATTATTGATTTGCTTGAAAGTGGCGAACTAATCGGTATCGGTGGCTACCAAAACAAGGATCTTGAGGCTTCAGTGAAGGCTTCTCCTAAAAAAAAATCCAAGACAGTGGAAGAAAACGAGATCAGCGAATCAGTTTCAGCCCCAGAAGTTCTTCCTGTTGTCCAAGAAATTGGTGAAGACGACATAAAAAATGACTCATTAGAAACAGATGTTTCTGTTGAGAGCATTTAAGTAATGTATACTCGCTGTAAGGACTTTCGTACCATTATCTGAGACACGGAGGGTGTTTAATGCCCGGAGTAACAATCACAACCGCAGTGCGAACTGGTGCAGTTAATACTGGCATCGCCCCAGCGGCAACATTCTTCATTGTAGGAACCACTGAGCGTGGTATTGACACTGAGGCAGTACTGGTAACATCGCTTGAAGACTTTGAAACCAAATTTGGTGGTCATGTCAGCGGTTCGTACACTTGGTACTCGCTGAAGACCTTCTTTGAAGAAGGCGGAGTTCGTGCTTATGTTGCACGCGCATCGGCATCTGATGCTGTAGCAGGTTCAAAAGCAATTCTTGTTGGAACTTCTGATCCAGGAATCACGCTGACTGCTGTTGGTAAGGGTACTTGGGGTAATAGCCTTTCAGTTACTGTTACAAACAACACAACGAGTTTTGATCTAAGCGTAACCTACAGTGGAACAACAGTGTTCTCTGGAACTGGCTACACAAGTCTCACTGAAGTAATCAGTGCGATCAACTTTGACACCACTGCTCAGTACTACTTCACTGCGGCACTCACCGCATCTGCAAGTGCATCAGCATTGTTGAAGACAACCGCCGCATCGGCTTTCGCTAGTGGTGCAAACGGAGCAATTGCTAAGAGCGACTACATCGCCGATCTTGAACTCTTCACAGCAGATCTTGGTTCTGGATGTGTAGCAGCACCTGGTGTTGCAACTGGAACAAGCGACAGTGCACTTTACGACGCACTTCGCGTCCACGCTCAAGCAAACAACCGTATTGCAATTTGCAGTATGGCTGAAGGTGCATCGCTTTCAACTGCACGCTCGGCATCAACTGGCTACACAGGAACTGAATACCACGAATACATGGCGTTCTACCATCCTTGGGTAAAGATTCCTAACGGAACCGTAACTGTTAACATCCCACCAGATGCTTATGTTGCAGGTGTTCGCAGTCGCACTCACAACCAGACTGGTCCTTGGAAGGCATATGCTGGCGTTGTTTCTGAAGCAGAATTTGTTTCGGACACAGTTCTTGCTGTAAGCCGTTCAGAAGGCGACCTCATGGACGCCGCTTATTTGAACCCAATCCGCGTTATCAACGGTCGCGTACGCATCTATGGTGCACGCTCGCACTCGTCGGTAACTGCCCAGTGGCGTTTCATCACGGCACGCGACACCATCAACTACATCGTCACCGAGGCTGAAAAGCGTCTTGAAGACCTTGTGTTCTCAACGATTGATGGTCGTTCAACGCTCTACGCAAACATCATCAATGCCGCCCAAGGCGTTCTTGAGCCAATTCGTATCAATGGCGGACTGTATGAGGGTTTCACCGCAGACGGTCGTCGTATTGACTACGGATACACAATCAAGTGCGACTCAACACTCAACCCACTTTCACAACTTGAAGAGGGAACAGTAAAGGCTCGCATCGGAGTCCGCGTATCAAGCGTGGGCGACAAGATTGATGTTGATCTCATCAAGTCAAATCTCACAACTGCTTTGGCATAACGGAGGAATAATTAAATGGCACGCCCAACACTCTTCAAGAATCTTGCCACACAGCGTCAGATTGTTGCAAAGATCACCCCAACCAACACCACCTCAAACATCCCGACCTTCCCTGACTATTTCACGCAGGTAAGTGGCGGAGAAATTACCGCGGCTGTTGAGAAGGTTTACCATGGTGGCGACCTGTTCCCTGAGACCCTTTGTGCTCCAGCGGAAATCGGCGACATCACGCTGACTGGTTATGTTTCAACCGACGGAGTATTCCTTGCAAAACTTCAGGAACTTCGCCAGAAGGTTGGTCGTATCCGTTACAACATTGACATCCATGTCTTTGACTGTGACATCCAAGTTCCTGGCGCAGATCGTCAATACACAAGCGCACTGCTTGTTGGTTTGACTGAGCCAGACGGCGATGCAACTTCGGGTACTCCAGCAACTTTCGCGATGACCTTCAGCATCTCAACGGTGTCTGTTGGTAACGCACCACAAACCAGCGCATCTGCCTAATTTTTAGGGTTGCAGTTCTGAGTATTTTGTTGTGTTAGTGTTCCCTGCATGACAAACTTTACTTTCAACTCTGGTGATGAGCCAGTAAGTTCAGCAAATCCAGCGTCTTCAGGGGTATTTGAAGACACAAATGTACTCAATAATCTTAAAAAGATTATTTCTGAGAAGGTAAAACGAACAGACATCTACATCCCTGTTCCAGAGCGTCCAGGCGTGATGATTCGTGTTTCACCTAATATCAATCAGCAACAGATGAAGAACTGGCGTAAGAGCGCGGGCGAAGATCGCAAAAATGGAATGGACACGATCCGTTTTTCCGCAAACCTAATCGCAGCCACAACAACTGGAATTGTTCTGAACGATGAAATTGTCACCGACTCCGAAGGTGTTGAGTTGACATTTGCGTCACGAGAAATCATGGAAATGACTGGAACAACGCGTCCACATCCAGATTGTGTGTTGGCATTCTTTGGTCTTGAGCCACATGTTGAATCAGCCGCTGTCGCAATCATTGAGTCTGCTGGTTATGGAGACAATGTTGATGCAGTGGACCCCACGAAGAGGTCTTCCGAGAGTTAGTAGGCGATTTCCGCATTCAATTAGCGGCAAGGCTTGGAGACCTCTTTAAAACAGACCCAGTCCAACTACTCAACAGCACTGAAGAAGAATGGCTCATACGCTTAGCGTGTGCTAAAGTTATACAACAGGATAGAGAAAAACAGGAAGCGGAAGCACGACGACAAAGTCGTTAATCTGCTGGAGCGCTCATAATCCCCAACCCTTAATACGGAGACGGAATTATGTCAATGCCAGGTGGCGGCGAACGAGTCGTAATCAATATTGAAGTCAATTCAGATATTGCAACGATTGAGGCTACACGCGAGGCATTAGAACGACTTACACGCGCCGAACGAGACTATGGTCGCGCACGAGATTCCCGTCCTGATGGTGGCGATGATGACGACGGCGGCGGAAGTAGTGGTAGTGGTCGTAGTCGTGGTGGCAGTAGTCGCGGTGGTCGCGGAGGCGGTGGTCGTAGAACACGACCAGGTCGCTATGACGGTTTCAGGGGTGAGGTTTTTGACTTCCGTGGCGACATGGGAAAAGGCATTGCTAGTTACGGGAAGATTCTTCAACTCGTAAACAAGATGTCAATGATTGAATTGCCTCTACTAGCAGCGGCAATCGGTGGTGTAACTCTTGCTTTCAAGGCTGGTCAGTACTTCATAAAGATGTACAACGCAGCCATGTCAACACTAGCGGGTACAGTTGGCGTTGCGTTTGTAGCACTGACTACATTTTTGGCTGCGCAGAAGCAATTTGCAGCCGTACAGAACTCACCTGCGTACTATCAAGGCGCTGAAAATACTTCCGATAGGTTCGTAGCCGCTGGTCAAGCAATGAGTATATTCGTTGAGAACTCAAATCTCGCGGTTGTTGGAGCAAAAGGACTCACCTCGGCATTTAACAAACTGAGCGCAAATGCCCCAGTCACTGGAGAAACAACAAGGGCATTTGAAACATTAATGAATGTTGTTGTCGGATCTGGTGGAGATATTGAAAAAGGAACAGAGAACTTAGCAACTTTCTTTAACGCAATTCAAAAAGGTGGTCTTAGTGGCGGTGCTAGTGCAGCCAAGGAACTCGGTCCTGACTTTGAAAAGATCATCAAAGAGGCTGGTGCTTTAGGAATCAAAACAAAAGAAGACTTCATGAAGGCTGCCGTAGAAGGCAACCTCGGTGAAACATTTGAGAAGAAATACGCTGGAACATTAGATGCATTAAACAACACACTCATGGGTCGTTTCAAGATTGCGATCAGTGACATCAAGGCTCAATTAACCGATCTTGGTGGTGGTTACTTAAGCGATGCTGGAAACGCTGTTGGTCGCTTGCAGGGAATCATCCAGAAAACAATTGCTCGTCTTGCGTATGTTGTAAACGGATGGGCTAACACTGGAAAACTCAACGATGTCATTGACTTCATTGATAAGGGTTCGGACAAGTTTATTTTCTTGATGCAAAAATACCTTGGCACAGCCCCTGGTATTTTTGGTTTTTTCAAATCAAGTTTTGATTCAATTGGTAGCGCTTTTGACAAAATGCAAGACTGGCTCCGCACATTTAAAGAGGCTGGAGATGTAATCAACCGAAGTTTTTTCGGTCCAGTAATTGATGGAATAATTGCAAAATTTGATGCTGGTTTTGGCAATGTTCGTGATTTGATCATAGAGAACGAAGGAGCGATCCGTGGTTTTGCAGACCAGATCGTCAACATTATTGGTGCTATTGGTAAATACGGAAATGAACTAAGAACGCTAATCATTTCGGCGCTACCGATATTCACTGTTCTTGGAAAAGTTATTGAGATGTTCTTTAGTGGACTTGCAAAAGTGCTTTCAGGAATAAATGCAATAGTTGGGTTCTTGAAGAAACTTGGACCTATCGGGAAACTTCTTGGTGGTGCCGTATCGGTAGCGGCGCTATACGGAGCAATCATTATTGCTGGAAGATTCTTTGCCACACTTGGGAAGATGTTTGGCAAGAAGATGAATAACCAGATGAACATCACTGCTGGTCATGTGACCGTTACTGGTCCAGGCGGAATGCCTGGTGGTCATGGTTCCTCACCATACAGACCAGGTGTTCCCGCAGGTGGGTACCGTTCTGGCAACGGTGGCTTTAATTTCTTACAAGCAAGCGGGCATATGACCCGTAGGCAACAGTATCAATCTCTGGGCAGAGGTTTCATGGCTCCTATTCAGGGCGGTATTGGAACAGTAAGAAACACCATGGGTCTCATGGGGGGCTTGGGCAATGTCGGGTTGATGGCTGGTGGAGCAGCGTTGACGGGTCTTGGCAGTTCTGCTGGTGGATACGACACTGCTGGTGGATCACTCTTGTCATCTGCTGGAACGGGTTTAGCAGCGCTTGGTGGAGCAAGAATGCTCATAGGAGAGGAAGCACTGAAAAAGGGAGTGGGGACAGGAACAAAAGCGGGAAAATTCGGAAAATTTGGAAGAACTGGAGTCACAGGAACACTTGGGACGACTGTTGCTGGCGCCGCCGCTATTGGTGCGCTTTCCTATGGTGCTGGAAGTTATATCGGTGGAAAGTTTAACGATGACTCTGTGAAGTCAAGAACAACATCGGCACTTGGTAGTGCTGCTGCTGGAGCAGCAATCGGAGCAACGATCGCAACTGCAATACCAATTCCAATTATTTCCACTGCGGTTGGAGCAGCCCTTGGTGCTGCTATTGGTGGTGTAACTGGATATATCAAGGCTGGAAAACAGCGACGAGAAACCCGCAAAGCAGCCGAAACACTTGTTGACGACTATGGTTCAAAAATCAATGATGCCATAGAGGGCGGGAATGTTGATGATCTTTTAGCGGCTCGTAATCAGTTGATGGTTGATAAGCAAAAGTTAATTAATACAAATGCTGATCCAGCGTATGCTGCTAAAGCAGTAGCAAAGTACGATGCAAAATTTGCAGAACTAAACAAGAAGATCACCAACTACACAGGGAATGCGGCAATTGCAGAGCAGGCATTTGGTGTAAGCGCAGAAGCACTAAACAATCTTGCTGTTGCTGCTGGTATTGACCTATCTTCAAAGATGCTTGACTTCCAAGAAATACTTGATCTAGTTGGCAATTCAGCACAAGAAAATGCTCGGTTAATGAAACTAGCATGGTCTGGAATCGGAGAAGTCGTAGCAACAGGAATCTTTAAAAATATAGAAGACCAGAAAAAAGCAAAAGAGGCAAACCGTTTAGTAAATGCCTCTGCCTTAAAATTAAACACTGGAGATACAAGCGATTCGGCTATTGAGTCGTATGTTAAAAGTGCACTGGAATACAACATTGCAACATATGGCGACCTTGGTGGAGCAGGGCAAACAATAGCGGCATTAGACACCGCTTTTGCTACTGGTGGTTCGCTGTCAAATGTAAGCAAAGAAACACAAGACAAAATTAGAGCATATATAGACGGAATTGGTTTAAGCCCAGCAGGAATTCTTAAGTTAATTGAAGAAAAATCGTACAAAGGCGAAGACGGAACACAGATGTCTGGTCTTGAATGGATAAGTAGCATCGTTCCAGATGTGGCAGAAAAAGCGGCTGGGGTCTTGAACGCAGACGGCACATCAAATGAACAAGCACTCAGAAGATATTTGCTTTCGCAAATGGAAAAAAATCCAAACTTCTTGGCAAACCTTGAAAGTTTTGGCATGGAGTCGCAAAAACTAGGAGAAGATGAAAGAAACAAATTAATGATAAGTGCTTTCAAGGGTGAAGGACAGGGAGTTTATGGAACAAGCAACTACTCGCCAGGTCCGTACACGGGTGGAATGGAAAAAACAACAAATAATTCAGTTGTTGTAAATGTGTCTGGAAATGTTGACCAAAGGTCAATAGATCAAATCAAAACTACAGTGCAAAAAGTTTTGAATGAAGAACGCGAACGAGGAAATTCTGGAATATACACGGGGTTGTTACCATAATGGCTAATACAGTTACAGTCTGGCTCCGCTTAAATCAAGACTTTGATTCATCCGTTGCGTTTAATGATGAGCCTCAAGGCGTAATACCACTGGTTATGCGCATGCGTGGTGACAGCGCTCTTGAAGATGAGGATTTTGTATTCCCATATAATCCAAGAGAATTCAACCTTGGTCAACTATCGGACGAAACCGCGCAAATAGCAAGACCAGCAACTACGCCTATTCTGGCTTTTAAATCACATCGTTTGATGACGGTTAGTTTTACCGCACTCATCGCTCACCCTGGAGATGGTCTAGTTACAAGCGTTGACAAGGAACTTCAAGTTCTTAGGAAATTTGCATCTAGTAGTGACAAAGTTTTTGAGTTGCTTAACTACGATATTTTTACGAATACTCCATACAACTACAGGAACATGTCTGTAGAAAGAAACAGTGGTTTGTTTTTCTCAATAAGCGAAATGACAATCAATGTTATTCGTCGTAATAGGATGAATCTCATCACTCAGGCAAATGTGGAAATTAGTTTGATTGAAAACAGAAACCCAAAGATGAATATTGCCTTCATAACGCCACTTGCTCCAGTGAAAGAAACAGATAAGTGCACTCAAGAAAAATATCGCAAAAACAACAAGGATAAGTGTAAGGCGGCTTCAAAAGCCGC